CCCGCTTGTTGGGCCAGTCAACCTACGGGTAGGAGCAGCAAGCTGAGGGGCTTTCGCAGACGAACCCAATTGCTTAATAGATTGAATAGCACGCGAAGCCATCGGCATAGCGCCACGAACAGCACCAATTGTTGGCATGAGATTAAGCACTTTGGCGGCGTTACCTTCCGCAGTCGCCTCGCGGGCTGCTTTACCCATTGCCAGACCAGCACGAGCCAGACCCGATTCTTTCTTACGGGCAGCACGAGAAGCAGCTGCGGCGGCATTACGACCACCTTGATCAATCAACCGAGCGGTACCCATAACGTCTTGACGGGCACGTTGCTTAGCGGTTCCACGCTTACGCTCAGCCATAGATGCGCGTTTTACTGCCCCAGCAGCAGGAGTTTTTGGAGTAGCAGGTTTTACCGTGGGTTTATCTTTTACAGAAGGAGCCGCTGCGGCTAAACCAGCCTGCTCATTACGCGCAGAAGACGCAGATTTTTTATCTTCTTTCTTATCCGCTGCGGCGATGGTTTTTCTGATCGTGTTGCGATCTTCGACGGGTACTTTTGAACCGTCTTGGTCTTTACCAAGCATACGGTACAGGCCGTACAAACCACCCGCAATCAGGGCTGCTTTTGCTGCTTTACTGAGTGCCATTTATAGCTCCTTAAACCATCTTGCAGGCGCGCCCACCACGGGCCATGCCATAACCACGAACTTTGCCACCACCAGCGTATGATTTGGTCATACCGCCAGCTTTCTTTTTCTTCATGCTGCCCGTGTAGGTGCCCGCTTTTGGCCCTTTTTTGGGTGGCTGAAGAAAGCTCTCATTACCAAAATCTTTCATTGCGGCTCTATCGGCTGCGTCGCCCGGTGAAAGTTTTTCTTCTTTCTTAACCGCTTTACCGTCTTGGTACTTCTTCATGGTAAATTCCTTTCCCACTGACTGGGGCACGCCAACTTGTTTGGCAAATTGGGGGTTGTTTGCCACGGCTTGCATGAAGCGTTTTTGCTTCTCACTCGTCGCTGGCATCTTTCTTCCTTACCTTACCAACCATGCCCTGCACCGTGGGGCTTTCCCAGATGCGGATGCCTAGCCAGATGATGGTGAAAATGGAAGCCAATGCTGGCAAAAACTCCATCATGGTTCCCACAGTCGTTACTACAGCCGCTGCGTCGGCTACGGTTTTTGCTTCATTTCCCATAGTCATTTCAGCAATTCCATGCTCGTAAAGATTTGTTAATCCGGCTGTTTGGGTCTTTCGCTGTCTTGGACGACGTAAGTTTCTTCTTCATGCCTTCCATGCGAGAGCAGAAAGACTTTCGCCTCGCGGCGTCCTTCTTTGTCTTTGGCTTGGGTGCGGGCGGCTTGAGCCCCGGTTTCCCGGGGTTGGCTCGGTTGTAGGAGGCGCGCCCTTTGGCGTTCAGTCCGCCTTTGGGGTTCTTGCCTTCTTTGCGCGTCCATGCTGCGCTCGCCATGATTAAGCAGCCTTGCCGCCAAAGAACATCACCATGCAGCTAGTAACATCTGTGTTATCACTAATAGTAACGTGGATGTCAGTTGAGCACAGAATGCCGTTGTCGGGGATCATTAAGTCGTTAGCACCAACCACACCGGGTGTAGGCAACGTCAAAACAACCGTACCGGTCGCTCCACCATCACGGAAAGTTAAGGTAGCAGGATTGGTCGTAGCTTGGATGTAATAAACACCAGCAATACGTGACCGCCCATTTACCGCCGTTCCCGTGGCAGTCAGAGTTTTGGTCTGAATGTCACTTGCAAAACTCATAATTTGCTCCTTGAGTTAAAAATTCTCGCGGGAGACAAATTAGCTTGGAGTGACCGTAGCAGACCCGTCGGCAACAGCCCAGTTAGAAGTAGCATTTGAACCAAGTGCAACCATTAGACGGCCATTGGTAGTGTCCAAGACGAGGGTGCCAGCTTGTTTGTCGGAAGTGTTTACAGCATCAGTAGCGTCCGCAATAGCTGCGGCGGTTGTTGCGTAAGTAATCACATAGCCGCTCGAACCGTTGATGCCGCCAGTCACGTTACCAGTAACAGCGCCGACAAAACCATTGGTAGAAGTTACCGGGCCAGAAAAAGTGGTATTAGCCATTTTCAATCCTCACATGCGAGTTAAAACGTGGGTATTACTGTCTGCATGTCGTCAGCCGGGACTGTCAGTAATACCGGGTGACCCCGGACTTGCGTACGTAATATACACCATCTAAACTACGTGTCAATACCTTTATGGGAGAAAAAAGTGGACTACAAAGTCCGTTGTGTGGATACGTCAAGTATTAACTGGCGTAATATTATCTGTGGGCTACAGCTACAGTGCCTCCCATACGATGAAATCTTCCCCCCACACGAAGGTTGGTGGTTTGTTGCATTTGAGCGTAGCGCAGGGCCAGTCGGGTTTGCCGGGATGGTTATATCGTCCCGTTGGACAGATTGCGTGTACTTCTGCCGTTCTGGGGTTAAAGAAGAGCACCGAGGCAACGGACTGCAAAAGAAGTTAATATACGCGCGGCTCAAACGAGCACGAATGATGGGTATGAACTGGGCTGTGACTGAAACTTTTAGCAACCCAGCGAGTTCTAACAGTCTTATAAGTTGTGGTTTTAAATTATACGAACCTACAGTACCTTGGGCTGGTGATACCTGCCTTTACTGGAGGTGTAAAGTGAATAATGCCTTATAAAGATCCGAAAAAGCGAAAAGAAGTTTCAAAAAAAGCCTCAGCTAAACACTACCAAAACAATAAAAAAGCGCTAGCCGCCAAGCAGCGGCAGCAAAGACGTACGTTTAGTAAGCGCTGGGCAGAATACAAAGCCAGCGTCAAATGTGCTAGTTGCGGGTTTTCGCACCCAGCAGCCATAGATTTCCACCACCCGCCGGGTACCAAAGAACACCACATCCACACGCTGGTACGGCGTCGAGCTGAGGAATTATTGTTTGCCGAGATAGCTAAGTGCGTGCCGTTGTGTGCTAACTGCCACCGCATCCACCACCATAACTTGCGAGAAGAACGCAGACGTAAAAAGAAGGTAAATAAAAAGGGGAGCCGAAGCTCCCCTTAGGGTGTAAGGCCGAAGCCCTACGATCAGGTCGAGCCTGACGAACCCCACATACCCAGCGGGTCGCTCCAGCCGAAGCTGTAACGCTCACGGGCCTTGTAGCGCACGTTGCCGGTATCGAAGTCACCGTCCATGCTCGTAGCCATAGCGCTACGAGTAAAGTGCTTCATGCCGTTGGGAACGTCGGTCTTGATGAACCAAGCGTTCGTGTCGGTCAAGAAGTGGTTGACGGTGTAACCCTCGGGGATAGCGCCCATAGCCTTGATGGCGTTCAGGTCGTTATCAGCCGTGGCAACGCGGAGGTCGGTGTCAAGAATACGCTTGGCAACGAACATCAGCGCCGGGGGCACAATCAGCTTACGGGGCTTAGCAGCGATCAACAGACCACGCTCGTCCGTCCAAGCAGCGATCTGAATGATTGCAGCCTCAAGCGAGGTTTCGTTCAGGTCGACTTGAGCAGCCGGGGTGTTGCTGTTGGTGCCACCACCAGTCAGGGGGTGAGCCGTGCTGAACAGAGCAACGTTGTCGCCACCGACATAGCTGCCGGAAAAGCCGTTGTTCAGAACCGCAGCAGCTTTAACCTGCTTGGTGTAAGCCATAGCACGAGCCAGAGCCTTGGTGTAACGAGCAGACAGGCTGTCGTACAGGTTGTCCTCAACCGCCTCTTCGGTGATCGAGAAGCCCATAGCAATGGTTTCGTGGGTGTAACGAGTCGACCAAGCTTCTTGAGCATTGTCGTATGCGATGGCAGCGCCTTCGGCTTTCACCGGTGCGGCACCAAAGCCCGACAGCTTGGTTTCCTCTTCAAACGAGCGCTCCGAGGTCTCACTTTCGTAGATCTCTTTGTGCTCTTCGCCGTACTTTTGGTACTCCAGACCGAACAACGCGTTCAAGCCCGGGAGCAGCTCTTTCAGTAGTTGACTGCGTGAAATAGCCATTTTAATTTACTCCTTAGACGCCAGCGTTGTTAGTCAAGTGGTGCCCACCAATCGTAAACTTAACGTATACGTCTGGGAAAGCGTCACCAACATCGGAAGCAAAACCAACAATCAGCAATCCGCCGACGGTAGTTTGCACGGTCGCGTCAAGCGCCACATTAGAGTTGCCAGTAGCAGTGCTACCGGAAGTCAGGGCATTCTGCGCGGCGGGCAGCTTGGTAATAGCACCAAGAATAGCCTGCGAACCAGTGTTATCAAGCTGAGCTTGGAACATCACCATCGGATCATCCACAACATACGCCTTAACAACACCGGTGGTGCCAGAAGGATAGTATTGAGAATGGATCACCTGACCCTGTGCGTTAACATATTGGCAACCAACGAACACGCCAAGAGCACCAATGCCGTTACCACCAAAGTTGTTGGTAGTAATATCAGCACCGGTACCGTCAGCCAGTTCGACGTAGCCAGCAGTGGTCAATTGCACAATCGAGCCGTTGAAGATGTTGTTGGCAACACCAGCCGGATCAATTAGATATTCGTTGACAGCGCCCGCGTAGGGCATACCGTCAACACGTTTTACGGGCTTTAGCCCGTAGGGTGTAGCAGTAGAAGCCATTTAGGACTCTCCAAAATTAAGAACCAGAACCGAAAGTGACCTTCGATTGCTTATCTGAAAACAGGGGCATCCGAGGATCATTTTCACGTAGGAAGTTGTTATCTACCGACTCCACTTGTGCGCGGTTTTGCTTCTCATAATAAGCAGCACGTTGCTCAAGAAATTCTTCTGGAATACGGCAAAGTAACAAACCACCAATCTCAATATTCCCCTTAAAGCGGGCGTCTTGAGAAGCGAGGTGCATCATCTCCGGGTAATCTTCGGTTTTACACGCTTCATACCCTTCCCGGAACTTA